AACCCTTGATTGTGGGCATAGTGGTATAAATCCAACACGGTTTGAAACCCTCTACACAAATTGCCATTTCCCGCTGATAGCAAGATCATCCGTTCTGGGTCTGTCAATGTCCTTTGGAAATATCGGGTATTAGGTTTTGAGGGTCTACCCATTGTTTTTTCACCAATTAAATGAATTTAAATAATTGTATACCTATGTTCTACGGGTTTCTACTAGTTTTGTAAAAAGGCTCAGGAAGGCCATTTTTAGCCCGTTAGAGCGCCTCAAGCTGTCACCCATACTTACCCCTCAAAAATAGTTATCCACACCACAACTTATAGATGTCCACATTTCCAACTCTTATATAAGACTGAAACCTGTGAATAACTGGTACTCCATAGGGTATGCATTAGGGTTTTTACTTAAGGGTTTAAAGATTGTAAAACTAGGGTTTTCACCTACTGTATTTTTCTTTTTCTTTGTTAAGATATATATACATCAATCGGGATGTAACAACTAAATAGGCGTGAATGATTATGACAAACACTAGAGAACAATGGCTATCTCAGGCTACCACAGAGCTTCGGGAACTGTTTAAACAACATGGCGTTGACTTACCCTTAGAGGTTCGCTCAAGCTGTGGATTCCCCTCAAAATCTGCCCTTTCAAATAAGAATCGGAGAATCGGAGAATGTTGGTCTGCTCGTGCATCTGCTGATCAACACGCTGAGATTTTTATTTCTCCCACAATCAGCGACAGCATGAGGGTTTTGGACATTCTTGCACATGAGCTTGTCCATGCTTGTCACCCTAATGATGGTCACGGCAAGCTGTTTAAACGTACCGCTACCGCCATTGGTTTAGAGGGCAAAATGACAGCCACAGTAGCGGGTGAGAAATTCAAGCTGTGGGCTACACCAGTGCTTGAGAAACTTGGCATTTATCCTCATGCTGACTTGATCCCCGCGAATGCTCAAAAGAAACAATCAACCAGAATGCTGAAATGTGTTTGCCGTGATTGCGGTTACACCGTCAGGGTTGCGGGCAAGTGGCTCAATGACATGGGCGCACCTCACTGCCCTGATCATGGCGAGATGCACACTGTTTAAACAGCTTAGAGGGAAGCCCTTCGGGGTTTTCCTGTGCGCTGTTGCACTATTTTGAAAGGCTTTAATTATGAAACTCGCAATAATGAATAACATCCTCAAGTCACTGACCCTTGAGCAAGCATACACATGGTTCAACACTACCGACAAATGGATTTGGATTGACGACAACATTCTGTCACCCCATGATCTCAAAGCAAACAATTCTAGAGTGGAAGCAATAGAGGCCACATTTGACGAATTATTGCTTCAGGCAGAAATTGACGGGATGAAACTGTAATCAACTCAAGCCCTTCGGGGCTTACTTTTAAAAGGCTTAAATTATGTCAGTAATCACTAACCCAGATCACATCGCACAAATGCGAATCCTTACCTTGCGCCAAGCTTTAAGGCTTGAAATCATGGGAATGAAAAAGAGAGGTCAGAGTGCTTATGCCATCCTCAAGGCTGAGGGCTTCAAAGGTACAAAGCAAGAGATATTCGACCAACTCTCAGAGCTTCGCACCCAGTGGCTCGGTGAGACCGTTTAAACAGTTCAGCTTTAGCCAGTGTGACAGACTGGCTTCGGGTGCACTGTCACCAATTTTATTAACTTTGAAAGGCGTTACAAATGAAACACGATTTTGAAAACATGGTACAGGCTTCCCGTTGGAATGCTCTACACAATGCGGCAAAAACTATGCGTGAGCATGGTGGCGGCTTTGCGGGTTCTCTGACTGAGGCTTGGCAAAAGGCAGACAAGACAAACAAAAGCAGAATTGAACAGGCTTTTCCTGATCTGTTTTTCAGGTTTATGAGTGAGGCTGATCGGTCTTACTTTGGCGACAAAATCAACTGAAAGCGTTTAAACATCATGCAAGATTTTAAAGAAAACCTGTTCGACCTCTTAACTGCTATTGGATTGGGACTAGCCCTTGCTTTGGGTCTGTTGGCTTATTTCGATATCTTGGTAAAGTGAAATTTCAACGTGTAGATCATCTTCTGGGTGGTCTATTCGGTGCAATGTCGCATCTTTTTATAGGCGTTAATCATGAACAACCAAATCGCACAAACCATTTGCCAAGCGTTTGACCAACAGCAATATTACTCAAAGTGTTTAAACACTTCCAGAGCCAATGCCCAAGCCATGTTATCAGGGCGCACTCATTATGTTGACGACTCAACCTTGCGTTACTTTAACAGTCGCATTACTGGCGCTCAACCTTCGTGCTTTGGATTGTTTTATGTAATCACTGAATCGGTGGGAAGAGATAGCCGAAACGGTGCAAGAGGCTTTCGGACTGTTCTTTTTGACATCAATGGGCAAGTTGTTTATCGCCCTTCACTTGAGCAATTAGAAAGCACATCGACTAAAGCTCAAAAAGCCTTTTATGCTTGGTTTGAGTTTTTTGACGAGCACAACTATTACCAAGACGAACTCAAAAGCAAGATTATTAAAACCAATCGCCAAGCTAATTATCTTGAGAAGTGTTTAAACGCATTGAATGAGGTAGTGACAGCATGAGAAAACCTCCTAGTGGCTTCAAGCCAAGATCATTTGATGAGCGAATCTGCGATCTCGACCATTTGCACTTCACGCACAAGAAACGAGCGAAACGAGGGTTTTATTATTGGTCAGAGAAAAACCCCGACCAAATATTGCACGAGTTTCATTTGTCAGACTTTGCTAAATGCAGATCGTTTAAACAACTTAAGGTTCAATTATGACTAAACAAGAAATTCAAGAACTTGCCGAGAATGCTTTGCATGAGGCTTGCCGATATATGCAAGATGCTTTAGGCGTTAAAACTGGAGATAATGCCGCCTATTTTTTCAGCGGTGAAGCTGAAGACACAATATATAGAATTTTTAGAAACTATATTCAAGACGAATTATCAATTCAAGAATATAAAAACGAGGACAATTAAAATGACTTTTAGAACTTATCTCATTGAGTTTTACCCATACCCTGATTGTGTTCATGCTGAATATGACGAAATAAGCGCAGAATCTTTAGAGGATGCGGTGGCTGAACTTAAAAAGTATCACCCAGAAGCTGAGATTTTGAACACCTACATACACACAGCGTGTTTAAACGACCTATGATTTATGCTTGCATTGCTCTAGTTCTGCGAATACTAAGCGGGAAACGCTAAACCCTCAGACCCTCTTCGGAGGGTTTTTTTACGTCTATGCTACCCAACTATTGACCAATGCTAAAAAACGCCTAGAACGGGCTTTTATCGCCTTTTGAGGGCATATCCTCGCACAATCTGCGAATGGTTTCATTCAATGCGTCTATTTCTAGCATTTTATTGATAGCCCATGCACGTTTTTGCCCATGCCATCCAAGCACTGGATTGCGGTGGCAATCAACACAAAGGGCTATGCAAGTGTACTGAAGCCCTTGCTTGTAGTGGTGGGCTTCACTCGGTGGCGGTGCTTCGCAAACGCTACAAGGCAAAGATTTAACCCTTGCAAGGTGCAGACGTTCCTTTGCGCTTAGTTTGTTGTTCAAGTGGTGGCTTTCATTTCCATTCTGGCACTATATTGCTCTGTTCTCCAACACTCTATGCGAGCTTGAGCCGATGTCATAAGCCAACGAAAACGCTCTTCCTTCTCTACGGCTTGCCTGATGCCCTCTAAAATTTCAATGTAATCAGCATGAGCATAGGCATAGGTTTCTTGTTTTCCTAAAACCTCAGTTCCCGCTTGACTCATTAACTGAGCTTTTCTGCTTTTCCTGAACTCTTCTAAATACATTCTGTCAGCTTTGGCTTTGGCATATAGTGGAGCAGTATCTATTAAATATTGAATTGCTTTTGTTGGTTCGTTCATATTATCTCCACGACTAAATCATTATTTGATTTAATATAATCTTTGGTTTTCTTAATATATCTCTCAAATTCAGATCGACTAATACTTGATTGTTGTAAATCAGCATATTCGATTAAATCCCTCACCGCTTTAATACCTTCACCTGATAAGCCCATTTTCACTGTGTTTTGGTAGCGTTCTGCCGCTTGATGTAAGGCATCTTGTGCTTTTTGGCAAACAGGTAAGACCTCATCTTTTCCGATGTTGTGCCTTGCCATCGTTTCACTTAGGTTTAGAACGTCAACAAGGGTTCTCCAATCGGTTACTGTTCCTTGTCCTTTGGTCATTGCTTCTAGGGCTGAGTATTCGAGCATTCTGAGCTTGTCTAGCTTGTCTCTGTGGGTGATTGACGCACCAATGATTCCATGCTGTATCGGGTCAATCAATGCCCATACCTTGCGTTTAGTTCGCTTTCTCATTCGTGCTTGTAGTTCAGCTTGTGGTGTTGAAAGCGCATTGCCGCTTCCATCTCTAGTTCTTTAAAGTGTTCGTCAGAGAACAAGCCAATGACATTGCGACCCTCAAACCAAACCTCTTTGATTGACTCGTTATAGGTAGTCTCACCATCGTTCTCATACTCGTAAACTACTGTGACGATCTCGCTACCTTCGCCTGTGGTTGTGTCAAATTCCCAAGTTTTTTCCATCATTCACTCCTGTTAAAAATTAAATGTTAGTCTTGTTTTGCAAGGTTTTCTATTGGGACTTACCCTAATCCAAGCATTCTTTTATGCAAACGTCTACTCCTGAAACACTTGAATAAACCTTGGAAACATGGATATTCACGATCTGAGAATCATCCTTGTAAACAACTCCATTCATAGCGTCTTCTACACTTTTAAGCACATTGGATGCGTCAGGCTTCTTAATTGGCTTTTCTAAGCCGTTTAAACAGGCTTCTATGCGCTTTTTAGGCAAAGATTTAGGGATTGGCGCACGAATGTACAAATACAGCGTTACAGGGGTTTCCAATGGTTCGCTACTTCCCATTGCTTCTATTGCGGCTTCTTTGATTAAAGACTCATAGTTTCTTGTTTTGTCAGGGGTGTAAGTTTGCACAAAGTTTCCACGTTTGGCATACCTTGCTCTTTGTTTGCCAACAGGGTCAGCATCTACTTTAAAAGTTATCATCATTGTCATTCAAGTGTCCCATCTCTCATTTGTGCCATATAACTGCGGATTCGATCTCTAGCACCAGAGCCATAGATTCTTTCTGCTCTCTCAAGCCTAGCACGAATGAGATCACGATTCTTGGATGATTCCCAATTGCGATAGAGTTCCCTTGCTTCTGCTTGTTCAAGGATTACTCTATCGCTTGGGTTCTCTGTGTTACGTCTGCTCCAAGTCACCAGTTAACTCCAAGGCTTTGTTTATCAAGTGAAGAGGGTAAGGAACACCCTCTTTTACCTTGTCTAGCAGTCTCATTGCTTCAAAGTAGTTCATACAAATAAAAGTTGTTGGGTTTTTACAGTTGTTCCAGAGTCATATCTCTGTGAGTCACCTTTTGGATAAGGCATAACTTCGTATTTCAGCTTAGATCGCATGACTTTTTTGTCAGTTTTTGACCCGTGAAAGATGATGTAACGATGTTTCCTAGATCGCTCAACATAGTAAAAATCATCACCATGAAGCTCTTTTATCTCGGATAAGGTCAGGCCATCACCAATTGTTTTTGCGTGTTTATGCTCTTGACCTTTTATAGTCCAATCAATTCTGTTAGCTGATAAGCCAGTGTAAAGAAAATTACTAGCTTGATATACATATCCAACATGACCTTTTCCTGTATCTGCAAACGAAACAACAATCATTGGTTTTGGCAAAAGTTTGATTGAGTTCGCAACCAAAAATGATGCTTCGTTTTTATGGTTGTCCAACAAACAGACTCGGTTTAGCTCTAAAACTTTATCTGAGTACTCTTTCCCACAGATTCCCATGCAAAGTGGTGGTGAAGCGGGAATCCCATAAGTCACTACGCCAACCAGAATGTCATCTTTGTAAAGACCAAACGCAAACATTATTTGTGGCATACGCTTGGCATAGTGTTTTTCAAGCAACCAAGGCTCTGCTTCAAAGTTGTTGATAGGTAAGACTTTCATGCTTTGTTCCACCTATGCTTTTCAAGCCACTTCTTGGCCTTTTCTTTGGCCTCTAACGCTGCTTGTCTTTCTGCCTCAGTAGATTGCTTTTCAATCTGCAAAACCTCTTTAATGGGGATGTGTGGCCCTTGGTTGCACAAGTTTCTAAACTTAATGGCGCTCGGAATGAACTCTCCATCCAGTTTGGCAATGGCAAAGTCCATACTTGGTCTGTATGTTAGGAAACGACCTAGTTGGTTTTTCCATTCTTGTCTAACAAACTTTGGGTCTATGCCATCAAAGTGGCGATTAAATGGTGTTCCAAAGATTGCCATCATTCTGGCAAAAATGTAATCAAGACCTTCATCTTGTGTACAAAAATCAGTTTCCAAGTAGTTTGACATTGCCACCTCCAATTAAGCCTCTTGTTAAACCAGAGATAACCCTTTGGTTCATTTGACCAGTTTTGCTAAGATTTTTTTCCTCTGGTTTAAGCCAATCAGCTTGCAAACCTTGAGAGCCTCTGGCACACCAAACCGATAGAAAGTCGCTGAAGGACATATTTGCTTTTGACGCTTCTTTTCTTGCGCTTGAAACAACAGTCTCAGTCACAGGAGCTTTCTTGGCTTTCCTGAGTTGTTTCCAATCATCCCAAATTTGTTGATCAACATCTGGTGGACAGGCAACGCTAGTTGCTCTCTTCTCTATCTGGTTATTGGTTAATGGTTTATGGTTAGTGGTTAATGGTGCATCGTCACCCGATGATGTGTTCACGATGGGTACATCATTAGCCCTTAATGTACTTATATAAACATCAATGGACAATGACAAATAATGAAACACAAAGTCCTCTTTATTGACCAAATGCTTCAATGTTGGGTTATCCCTGACAAACGCACCATAAGCGGAGACGGCTTGATGCTTCCGAAATTCGGCTATTTCTTTGTCTGCACGAACATTGATAAACCCATTTTCTGTGGACAAAAAGAACTCATTAAGGACTGTTAAAACATCCTCCTCGTGATCTCTCATGCCAATGTGTCTAGCAGCATCTCTGTGCCTAATTGGTTGTTCATGGAGAAAATAGAAGTCTAAAAGTCTTCTGTATGCCAAGTCTTCTAACAAAGAAAGATGGCGAGTGTGACTCATGTAGTCACCAATGTGAAACTTGTAAAAGTGCATGATTTCCGCTTTTTTAAAACACCCTTAGAAGGAATTGCCAGCAGGAGAAGGGATAACTCTTTTCGGTCGGGTAATTAGTCCGACCTAGCTGGATTCCATAATATCAAAACAATTCTACTTTGTAAATCAAATAAATTGATTATTTGTGATCTCTTTTGCAGGTTTTGGTCTGCCAAGCAATCTTTTAGCCTGTGCATTCATCACCGCATACTCTGATTTACTAAAGATACCCTTGGCATTTCTGATGTCAAAAGGGTTCAGTAAGCAGCGAGTTTCATCTTTTGGCTTGCTCTCAATCAGGTGGTCTGCAAGGGTGTACCTGGCAACTCTGTAGCGACCAACCTTAATCTCTTCTGTGGTTAGCTCACCTTTGTATCTCAACTTCTTAGCTGTGGACAATACAGAGGATTTAGGCATCCCTGTTAAATCACAGAGTTCTTGTGAAGTAAGTGGCCCATTCTGTAGAGCTTTAATGATCATGGCTTGCGTCATTTGTAGAGTCTCTGAAGGTTGATAGGACGATTTACTTGTAATTCAAGTGTTCTAGCAAGCAAAGCAGTAATACTTGCTGAGAAGTCCTCTGGTTCGGTTGTATAAGCCTCTGCCATT